AAGCAGATGTGGCCGTGGAATCCACTGCACGAAAATACATTTGTCTTAATCGTAAACCTCACCCACATAGAATCACTTTGGTAAACAATCTGATCTCAGCAGGACTACAACACTCAGGATATCTCAGTCTGGGATTGCCCGGCGAACATGCTATTACTATTCAAGAAGAGTTTGATGATGCACAAGGTATCAAAGACGAATACGGCAATCTAGGAGTAGATGAAACTTTTGTCAGCAGGCGCATACGCAACGATATCTTTAGTCTGGGTATCAGCAACGTGTGGAAGAATAGTTTGCTGTGTTTGGTCACTGAAACAGAGTTTTCAAATGCCAATCCTGCAAACTTTTTTGCCAGCGAAAAAACATTCAAACCTATCTTGGGACTCAGACCATTTTTTGTTTATGGTCAGGCACCACTCCGGCAATATCTAAGAGAACAAGGGTTTGACACGTTTGAAGATGTGTTTGATTACAGCCAGATCAACGAACAGGTCGGAGATCCAGAACGCCAACGACAGTATGCTCAAGTGGCCATTACGGCCATCAATCGAGTACAGAATCCTTATGCAGAATATCACAGATATTTTGGTCGCTGTCAAAACAACAAAAAAAGATTTAGAACCTATGTGTACGAGCAATGGCAACGTCTCTACGATTTAGATTTGGCTGAGTATGTACGAACTTGAAATACCCGCTTGGAGCCTGGTAAAAAATGCTTCGTACTATAAGTCTCGCGACAGTCGGCAGTTAGTTGTTACTGCCGGTGATTCATGGACCTGGGGTGACAGTCTAGGAAACACCAAGGTACGCGAGGGCCGTGACGACGAAGAATACCGCTTGGTACATGTGTATGGCAACTTGGTCAGTGAAGAACTAGGCGCAGATTGGATCAACATAGCTCTTCCTGGTATCAGCAATCATAGAATCTTAGACTGGCTACGCTTGGTCACAGATAGAAAACTGCCATATAGCGACATAATCTGCATTGTAACTTTGACTGAAACTGGACGCCACGAAGAACAACGTTGGACTAAACCTGAATACAATCTACAAACCAATCTTGAACGCATGCTGGATAGAACCTATCAAGAACTAGAAGGCATCGTGCAAAAACGCACAGACATTAGGTTTGTGATAGCACACAACTTCACAGACAGCAGACCCAACCAACTGCCCATGTGTGACCAGACTTGGTTGGAAGTCATGCGCAATGAAACAGTACAAAACGGCACACACATTGTGGTCAGTGAGCACATTGAGCAACTGAACTGGGAACAACGCTACTTAGACACCTTAGAAGTCATGGACCGGGCCACAGCCAGAATAGACTTGTTGGACACATGTAAATACTGTAACAAAGAGGACAGCAGACACCCAACCGAATATGGTCATGAGCTTTGGGCCAACTATCTGCTGAGTCAAATATGATCGAACAGGCCGTTACAGTAACAGACACAGAAATAGTGATACTGGCACAGTTTTTTATACACAAAGATTACAGTATTACAAACAAAGAAGTCTTGCTGGACGTTTTGGCACAGCACTATCGGGGGCAGCGTATTGTTGTGAGATCCTGGGACGGAGAAAATCTTGAGTTCAGTGGATTTGACCAGTTTATAAAAACCTTGTGCGGAATCCTGAACATAGATCCAGCCTGTGTGAGCTTTGAAACACATGATCCAGATTTTCAAACATTTGATCTTGATTTGTTGCGTTTAGGTATTTTTGTTACAGTGGGACAACTATTGCCAGAAACACTCAATCGAGATTTATCCAGTGCAAAATTTGTTGGATGCATGTTTGCCAGATTCAATCTCAACAGACTGCGTTTGGCCTACGAGCTTGACACAGCATTTCCTAATGATACCTGGATTAATTTTCAGCCCAGACCTGATTTTGTTGCAGATAACCTGAGACATTTTGCAGACTTTTATCAAAACGAGTTGACATGGTTGCGCCACAGATCATTTGATAGAGATTTACACAGTGCTCATCACATGGGCATGATTGGCTGGCGAGATGCCTGTGCCAACTACAATCATGTGTGGAACAAGTACCTGATTGAAGCTGTGAGCGAAACTGACTGTATGGACAACTCTTGGTTCACTGAAAAAACAGCCAACTGCTTGGCCACTGGCAAACCATTTGTGTTGAGTGCTGGACCAGGTAGTCTACACAGACTACAAAGCATGGGATTTGTAACTTTTGGTTCAGTACTGGATGAAAGTTATGATCAAGCTCGCACACCCAACGAACGCATAAAAAGGTTGACAGCCAGCCTACAAGAGTTGTACACTAGCAAGGATAAAGACAGTCGTATTCAAGAACTTTATCGTTTGGCAAGTCAAAACATAGATCTATATCGGCAATACGCAGATTAAAAAATTTTTAAAAACACTTGACAAAGCTAAATACTAGAGCATATACTACACGGTATGTGCAACATGGCTTTTTTATTATGGCACATTTATATAAGGAGAAAATATTATGGCTACTACATTGGCTGAAATTCGTGCAAAACTACAAGCAAACGAGAACCGCGGCAGCGGTAATTCACAAACAGGTGGCGACAACGCTATCTATCCACACTGGAACATCGCAGAAGGTTCCACAACCCGAGTAAGATTCCTACCTGACGCAAATACCAAGAACAGCTTTTTTTGGGCTGAGCGTGCTATGATCCGACTACCATTTGCTGGCGTCAAAGGTCAAGCAGATTCCAAACCAGTTGTTGTACAGGTACCTTGCATGGAAATGTATGGCGAAGCCTGTCCTGTATTGGCAGAAGTTCGCCCATGGTTCAAGGATCCTAGCTTGGAAGAAATGGGTCGCAAGTATTGGAAGAAAAAGTCGTATTTGTTCCAAGGCTTTGTGCGTGAAAATGCACTCAGCGACGACAAGGCTCCAGAGAATCCAATTCGCAGATTCACTATCAGCCCACAGATTTTTAACATCATCAAGGCCGCACTCATGGATCCTGAGATGGAAGAACTGCCAACTGACTATCAGCGTGGCTTGGACTTCCAGATCGTTAAGACCAGCAAAGGTGGTTATGCTGATTATTCAACTTCAAAATGGAGTCGCAAAGAATCTGCACTCACAGCAGAAGAACAGGCCGCTATCGAGCAGTATGGCTTGTTTAACTTGAGTGATTTCTTGCCCAAGAAGCCCAGCGAAGTTGAGCTCAAGGTCATCAAAGAAATGTTTGAAGCCTCAGTGGATGGTCAACCATACGATGCAGATCGTTTTGGTGCCTACTACAAACCTTATGGCTTGAATGTGCCTGAAGGTGCCGCCAAGTCCGAAGCCGCTCCAGCACCAGCAGTGGCCGCAGCAGAACCCATCGAAGAAGATGAAACTCCTGCTCCAACCGCTCCTGTGGCCGCTCCAGCAGCCAAGCCCAGCAGTGTGCGTGCCGAAGACATTCTAGCGCAGATTCGTAACCGTCAAAAGCAACAATAATACGCTTGTGTCAGTGGGGGGAGACGGTCCCCCACATTTCTTTCCCATGCTGAGTTATTTAGATCCCATACTGTTTCCTGACACCATTGAAATAGTGGAAATGCCTGACGGCCGTTATGTATACCCTATATTTAAATGCGGCAGTTCCAGTATCAAAGGCGCCAATCCCAAATACGTGAGCCCCAGGCATATTCGACAACTGCAACAGGTTGATGTGTATCTGCGTGAACCCTTGGATCGCTATGTGAGCGGCGTGCAGACCTGGCTGAGAAACAATCCTGATCTGGATCGTGAAACAGCTCTCAGCATGATCAGTCATTACATGTTTTTGGACAGGCATTTTGCCTTGCAGTTTCACTGGTTGGCCAACTTGGCACGCCATGCACCCAACTGCTGGATCACACTTAATAATATTGATGATTTGGGAGATATCACAGACCGAACCTGGAATGTGCTGACCCGAGATCAAGATCTCATTGATAGATTTAATCAACACAGCAAGCTACATTTTTATCTTGGCCTGGACAAGATCTTGTACCATGAGCTACGAGGTCAGTGCCTGACATTTACCATGATCTTGGCATACATCAAGGTCAATCATCGCGAACTCTACGATGAAATCATACAAACAACCAAAGACCTATGCGCTGTCCTAGACTAGATCATTTTGTGCGTTTTAATCCCAATGGCACTGTGAGCACCTGCGGCCACATGGTGGGCGCCGCCCAGTTTGACACTGTCAAAGACATGCGTGGCAGTCGCTGGTTACGCAAGAAAAAAGAACAGTTTGAGCAAGGTACGTGGCCAGCCGAGTGTGTGCGCTGTGAGGAAATGGAACGTGACAACCCCAGCAGCATACGAATACATGCCTTGGCCTTGGATGAGGCCGAAACAGATCCCGACTATATACAGGTAGGCGGTGTGTTGGACAACATTTGTAATGCAGCTTGCCTGACCTGTTCGCCGGCCTGTAGTACCAGGATTGGTCGACTGTACGATTGTAGTTTTGTAAGAATAGACAACAGCAATAGATACTGGGATCTGCCACAAGAACACATTAGACACTTGGATATCAATGGCGGTGAACCCAGCTACAGTAAGAACTATAGACACCTGTTGCAAAATCTACCGCCCAATCTACAAACACTGAGACTCAACACCAACTGTGCCACGGTGTTAGAAGAACTAGTAGACATAGCCGCCCGCGGTATAGAAGTCACTGTGACTGTGAGCTGTGATGGCATAGGTACAGTACATGAACTCACACGTTGGCCTATTACCTGGGATACCTTTTATGCCAATCTCATGCGCTACAAGTCCATGCCTGTGCGTGTAAACTTATGGACCACGGTCAGTATATTGAACTTGCAAGATCTACCAAACATACAAAGATTTGCCGAGCAACACGGTCTTGAACATGGCTACGCATATCTAAAAGAACCACGTGAGTTGGATGTAAACAACAAAAATACCCAAGAAGTTGAAGCATATATACAGAAACAAAAACAGTTGCGAGGCATAGTATGAAGATAGCCATCACCGGACACACAGCCGGCATTGGTCAGGCCTTAGCTGAAGCATTTATATCAGAAGGTCATGACATTGTAGGTCTTAGCCGTAGAGATGGCAATAATATTAGAAACACACCTAAGATCTGCGATGCCATCGAACCCTGCGACATGTTTGTCAATAATGCACAGGCTGGATTTGCACAGACTGAACTCTTGTTTGAAATGTGTAGACGTTGGTCAGGTACCAACCGACCCATATGGGTGATTGGTTCGCAGATAACCTTGGCTCCTGTAAGTACTATACCATGCATGGACGAGTACTGGGTACAGAAGCAAGCTCTGGAACTGGCCTGCACACAACTTAGATATCAAGGCCACAATGTGATAGTGGTCAAGCCAGGAGTAGTGGCCACACAACCAGGCAACACCGGAGCCGATCCCAAGACCTGGGCTCGTGTGTTGGTGGGTCTACACAGAATGGCTCAAGCAAATGGTTTGTTTATTCCTGAAATCAGTTTGGGACCGCCCTATGACGCCTAAGGACATGTTGACTAATCCGTACTTTTGTCCCATGCCCTGGACTGGACTCATGTACAACCATGACGGCACAGTAAAGAATTGTATAAGAAGTGCAGGAGCCATTGGCAACATAACCGACAATAGCATAGAAGACATTTTGTTGGGAACCACTAACATTCAAACACAGCAACAGATTGTAGATAGACAACCAGAATCACGTTGCGACCCTTGCTATCAACTGGAACATCGACGCAGTTTTGACACGGTCAGCGATCGAGTGTTTTACCTGCGCGAGCTCAAAACGGTAAGCCCAGACACGTATCAAGTGGGCCGCCATGACCTGAGAACCATTGATGTGCGCTGGACCAATCTCTGCAATTTTGCCTGTGTGTATTGCAGTCCTGAATACAGCAGCCGCTGGGCCGACGAGCTGGGTGTGATTTCACCGACTCCGTCTGTGGCACAAAAAGAATCTTTTAGTCAATATGTGTTCGAGCATGTTGATCAACTTGAGCATGTGTACTTGGCCGGTGGCGAGCCCTTGCTCATGCGTGAAAACATGGAACTGCTGAATCGTCTATACGAAACCAACCCAGATGTAAATATTAGAATCAATACCAATCTCAGCCGCACACACACTCAAGTGTTTGACAAAATATGTGAGTTTAAGAATGTTCACTGGATTGTGAGCTTGGAAACTGTGGAACAAGAATACGAATACATACGCTATGGATCTTCTTGGTCAGACTTTGAGCACAATCTTGGTATCATCAGTGGGCTGGGTCACAAGATCAGTTTCAACATGTTACATTTTTTATTAAACTACAACAGCATATTTGACTGTGTGCGATATCTGCAAAATCGTGGATTTCACAACAACAGTTTTATCATTGGTGCCTTGACTGGACCCAGTGTGTTTGACCTGCGTAACTTGCCGCCACGTGCCATGCGCGAACTAAAAATCAATCTCAACTACTGGCTCAGCACCAATCCA